ATCATTACGACCACCGTCACCTAAAGATTTTTTGAGTCTAGATTCCATAATGTTTTCCCCTAATTAGTAGCGACCGTTTTGGCGATCAAATTTGATAAATTCTTGAACCATCTTTGCTTTACGCACTGGGTTGTCCCATGCACCAGCATCCTTCATTGCTTTTACCCTGTCAGGGGATATTACAAATTGGGTGCGGTTTGAGCCACCATATGCAGCAGATGCTTCTCTTCCAGAACTTGTCACAACATTCCTAGGTCTTCTGACATTACGAGTTTCTTCGTCATTGTCTCTATTGTAACGATGTGGTAGTTCTTTTTGCAAACGGCTATCAAGTTCATCCCAATAATCAGGATCTTTTGGATCCCAACCTTGTGTAACCATCAGCTCATCTATCTTCTTTGCCACCCTTGTATCAGTGTCATTTGCATCTGGTCTATACCAACTATTGCGCCTCATCCAGTCCGCTGCATTTCTTTGAATTTCAGGGTCAGGAATCTCTACATTTTGTTGAGGTTTTCTAAGCTCTTGATCAACTTGGTTCTTAATATGAGCCAACTGACGCATCTCATCTTGAGAATTCTGCCAAAGAGTTTGAGCCTCTACCATAGCCTGACCATCATTGTTTGATGTAGCCTCTGATAGTTTCATCTTTGCATACTCTAGACGAACTTGAGCATCCTCAATGTTCTTATCTATTCTCGTAAGCTGCTCAGCCTTGGTGTTTCGCTCCAATTGTCCAAGACGTTTTCTAAACTCTTCATTTTCACGCTGGAGAGCTTGTAACTTGATGTCTTTCTCTTGATTTGTCTTTCTGACAAGGTCTTTTTTAGCCCTACGTCTATTGCGTTTAGCCTCCCGTAGTTCGTCATCATCGTCTGGGTGGTCTGCATCTTGATCTAAACCCTCCTTTTTTGATGAAACTTCCTTGTTATCAACAACATCTCCATCAGATTGATCATCCAAAAGCATGTTTTCAGGTAAATCTACAGTAGCAGAGCCATCTTGACCCTCAATTACTGCAATTTCATCATTTTTTTCTGTGTTTTCAGCCATTTTTTACTCCTTTATACAAAAGCTTTGAATGAAAGAGGATTAGCTGTTACTTTTGCAATCAATTCATGGTCATTGATTGTCATAAATAACACAGGATCTTCATTTTGTTCATCTGTTGGGTCTTTTATCTCCCATCTGTCCCCACCCCAGCGAGGTACTCGAACAAAATCACCTACATTTGCCCATGATCCTTCGGGCCATGCAGTCATAGAATCTCTATTTTTAAATGCTAATGGACCTACTGATATGACCTTACCAATCATATTGTTCCATTTCTCATTTTCCTTAGTCTCTTCAACTAAGTAAATCATTCCCTTGCGCTTCTTTACACGCCTCAATTGGATGATAATCCTACCTCCGTAGGGTTCCATACCGCATTCAACATTAGGAAACGCCCAAGCTAATTCTTGAGGGTCTGGGGTATCACTAGTAACACTGATAGTTACTATCTTTGGCACATCTGTCATTTGTTTTCCTTCACACCATATCTCAGGTGCATTATTAAGTTCTTTTCAGAACGGGATCAGCCCTATTCAGGCTTGGTTTTTACCCTCTTCATCAGAGAGTATTAGATCAATGAACTCCAATGTTGCTGTTAAGCCTTGGTGCTCACCGACTAATCTTTGATACGACTCCCAATTGATAACCCCCTGTGCTAGAGATTCTTTGAGCTCAGCTTGTCGTATCTTAATTAAATGAATTAACTGTTGGATCATTTCTTCTTAGCTTGAGCTAATCCACCTTGGGGCTTGTTACCGCCCTTTGGTTGTAGACTAGTTCCATCCAACTTCTCGCCTTGTGCTAGACGCTTATGTTGTGGTACGTTTACGCTTTTTTGTTCATTGTCCGTTTGTGCCATTTGGTACTCCTTGTTGTGGCTGGGGGGCAGACTGAGCTTGCGCTACATTCTGTATGGTTTCATGAGTCAACTTAGCATTCTCAATTTGGACTTTCGTCTGGTTATCAAGAACATGTTTCTGCATGTCAGAGGAAATCTTAGCTTGAGCAATTTGCATATCAGCTTGATCTTTTTGAGTCTTACGCTGAGTCTCTGCTGTTTGTGTATCTTTGACAACTTGTGCATCTGGTGGTAATTGTTGTGGCTTCTGTCTTTGCTGAGCCATTTGTATGATTTGTTGGAACATCTGTGCAAACTGTCCAAAGACTTGATTGCTATCCAACATGACATGTCCACCAACTGTTGTATAAACCTTGTCTATGGTAGCCGTCAGATGCGGATCTTCATAATTGTCAATAGGTTTGCCTGTAGCGTTCTCTACATAGCCATTTGACCTGTTTAGATACCAAAGGGTCATGTGCTGTTTTAAATGCTCTATGAGGTGATTTAGATAGGCTGGATCGGCAAATGGACTCTGACCAAAGAATGGATTCATTGCAAACTGCAAATGATCTTGAATGTGAGCAATGTGATCTTGTTGCAGGTAAGCATATGCAGGTTGTCCAATCAGCATCGCTGCATTCTCATCCGCACTTGTTCTTTGCTCTGGTGCTGGTGTATCTTTGAGTAACTCATTGATGTTTGGCACTTTCATCTGTTTGAGTAATCTAGCCTCTACTGCACTCAAGTTATACAACTCTGGGTGAGCATCAGCCCTAGCCACAACAGATTGCATCTGAGCCATTCTCTGCGTCTCAGAGAAGATATGTGGATCAGATACAGGCACTACATCCGTATTCTTTTGGAAGTCATCTCGGCTGATTTCTAAGTCCGCAACAACATCTCCACGTTGCATCTCATCAAAGTACCAACGATTCAATCTACAAAGAATCTTGAGTACTCTAGCTTGAGAGTTGTGTAATCTTGCGTGAATGGCTGAGAAAACCACCGCACCTTGCTCAATTAATGCCTGAGTAGTTCCAACAGGCATATTGGCATTCATGTCAGCAATCTTCTCCTCAGCCGTGGTTACAACCCCTTTAGCAGCATTGTCTAACCATCCAAGTAACTCAAATAATACTTGGCTAGGTGGATTGAATGGCATAGGCATAGCAATCTGCCTAATGTCCTGAACGCCTGGAGCTCCCTCAATCTCTACAATTTGGGTAACATCCACTTGCTGGGACTGTCCAGACATCTTTGCACCCTTGAGCTTAAGCATGGTTGCAGCATTGTTGATGTGAGCTGAATCAAGTAAGGCACGTAAAGAACCAGTAAGGGCAGCACTAAGACCCCCAATGAGATGAGGAAGCCCAATAGCATATGCACCCCTCCAAGGTATAAATTTAAACTCTACCACCCAGTCCAACTTAGTCATTGTCTCATCGGCTTCTTCCCAGTTCCGATACAGTCCAATCACTTCATTGTCCAACTTATCTATCATCAGTATGTAAGGGGCATTCTTTCCCTTACTTTGCTTATCATCTTCTAACTCTAAAAATGTGTAGATATGGTAAACAGTCCTGAGTCCGTCTTTGTTACCCTCTTGAACTTTACCCTCAATCTTGTTATTGGCTTGAGATACCTTGCCTAATTCTAAGTCCTGTGTAGCATTGATTATTGAGTCATTGCGGTACATTCCTGATCTGACACGCCTATCGTACTCATACTGCGTGATTTCATGGATTTCTGCCGCCCTTTGCGCTGTGTAGAAGTTGGTTGCAGCAAACGGTAAGATAACTCGATCAATCGGTAAGAACTCGCAACATGGGCGTTTCTTTTCCTCATCAAACCACAACTTAAAGTATTGAGATCCACCAAGGGGAAGTTGGGTAAGTAGTTGTTCTTGCTCATCTCTAAACTCCTCTATCTGCTCAGTTATCTGCCAGTTTAAAAACTCAGCCTTGCGCTCAGCAGTCGCACCCTTAATATCATCCATCTTGCCAAGTATCTTCGTCTTGACAGGACCATCTGGTGGGAATAACTCTTTAATCGCCCTAGCAGCAAAGTCTACACAACCCTCTGCCATAGCTGGGTGTACAACCTTAGATGCACCCATAAAGGTAGCTCCACCAGGCGCATCATTACCCATTCCAGTACGCTTAATACCCTCTTCATACTGTTTGTCTCTTAGCTCTCTAGCTTCTTTGTCATGCTCTAATAAGTCTAAATAACGCATACAAATATCAGATAAATCTGATGATGCAACAATGTCCACCAAGTTATCATAGAACTCAGGATTAAACTCAGGACCATCTTCTAAAGTAACAATAGCAGAACCATCTGCCTGTTCTTCTGTCTCCATGTCAGGCATGTCCATGACGGCAGAACCGTCTTCTTGTTCTTCAATGTTTAAATCATCTGCCATTATTTAGCCTTTTTACGTTGTGTAAGCTCAAGACGCATGGTATCCATGTCTTTGTGGAGTTTAATCTTTCCACCTTTTTTATATCCAAGACGTTTTTTCATTTCTTGCTCATACTTACCTATTTGATTAATATATTGCTCATCAATAGGTTCACGCATACCCATCATTTTCATTTGATTAAATGGTACGATTTTTTTACCCATTTTCTTAATAACATCTTTAGCATAAGCATGTGTTCTAGGAAATGCTACTTGATGGGGAACAATGTATCTAGACTGACCAATCAATTCTGACGGTATGTCATGGGAATAGGTTGGGTGTGAAGATATTTCTAATGAACCTTTTGGATTCATCTTTAATATTGCGCTACCCCCTGATCCAGTCTCTATGTTTCTTAGTTCTGGGTGTGATATTGCATGAATTACATCATTGAAATTTTCTTTGCCAGTTGGAACATATTTGTTTGTTGACAAAAGATGTATGAGTTTTTTTCTCATTTTTGCATCTAATTGCCCATGCAATAACACTTCCTCTATATCTTTCATATCAGGAAAAGTCGGTATTGGTTTGTGACCTGCAGTAGTTTTATTACGCATCGAGTCAACAATTTCTTCTCGGTTAGGCAACTTATGAGATTGCTGATGTTCCATCAAAGCATCAAGTGTATGTAAAGCATAATCCAAAGATTGCGGAGTCATCTTTACGTATTGACCGTAAACATCTGCACCTTTATTAGCTTTAGAAAGATTTTTTACTTGGTTTTGAATTCCTCTTGCTGCGGAAATATTCCCTGCCCAAGCACCCTGTGGATTACCATATGCTCCATATTTGTATCCACCATATATTGGAATGGCATTTTCAAATTGTCTGTCACCTATGCCATGCAATTTAACTGATGCTTGTTGATTTTCAAATGGGTCTTCAGATCTAGGAAGTAATCCCCCAATACTTGGATCACCTGGTATTCCAATTAATTGTCCACCTTTCATGCTTTCATAGTTTACAGATGGTCTTTCTATTTCAGATCCATAATGTCTTACATCTACGGGCAATACCGCCTCTCTAGCAATTTGTTGTAGAGTCCTTTGATTTGGATTGTCTAACCCTTGCATTTGACGCACGATACGTTCTGCATGAGCCATCATTTCTTGATCAGATATGGGTTTTGCAGCAGGGTAATTTATAGGTGGTTTAATCTTTGATCCACCTTTAGCCATCCCTCCACCTGCTAATTGTTGTGGTTGCTGAGGTGTTCCTCCTCCCATAGCATTCATTGCCTGTCCTTCAGGGGTAAGACTTAACATGTTACCCATTGGTGGCTGTTGTTGCGGGGCTTGGGTAGGAGGAACTCCTTGCCCTGACTGTCCTTGTGGCTGTGCAGGTTGTTGAGGCTGCTGAGGTGTTAACTGCTGACCAGGTTGCTGAGGGTTTTGATCTACACCACCAATAGGCATCCCATTAGGTGTAGCTACCCCACCAGGTGGTACAAAGCCATCAGTATTCTTATTTGTAGGGTTTACATATGCCTTGGGAAACATATTAGGTGCTTCATTAGCTCCCACATTTTGAATGTCCAATGGATTGAATCTTTGAGACATCTCAAACTTCATCTGTGATAAAGAGGGTTGCATAATTTGTCCTAGTGTTGATCCACCATTAGCCATGTGTAACTCATACTTCATTGTATCTAGATCACCAGTTACATGCACATTGCCACCTTTCTTGTATATTGGCAGTCCTTCTTTCTTTATGTGCTCAATTAACTCAGGTGTTAAATCCATGTAATGTAATTTTGTGGAATTTAATTCTTTAGCTTTTGCATTTGCTTTTTCTAAATTTGGATGATTTGTTACTAATTCATCATCTTCACCTTCTTTAAATACACCAAAACCATCATCATGCATTTGTGCAAAATACTTAGCTTCCTTTTGAACTGGCATGGCATGTAATTGCATCTTTGCGCCATGCTTCTTACCTATGTCATTAAATATGTTGGGGATGCGCTTGTCATAAGCAGACTTCATTCCCTCACCACCAACTTTAATGTCTTCACCTCTTAAAACTCTTGATGATCCTTCCCATTCTGATTTGTTTAATTTATCAGCAACTTCTTTACCAACATATTTATCAAGATCTTCAGGTGCAACACCATTTTCATGAATAATAGGATTTCCACTATGATCATAAGCAATCAATTGTTTAGTAGTTGGCATGTAGTTAATTTGTCCTACTTGTTTAGCCAAACTATATCTATCAGCCTGTTCATCTCCTGATGTCAATGCTATTCCATGATATCCATTATCTACTGCATGTTTTAGTAGTTGCTTAGCTACCATCTCTTCCCAGTTCTTTTTAAATGGTGCATTGGGTACTCTACTACCATTGTTTAAGTTATCTAAAGCATTTTTTGTTGCAGATTCAGGAGATAATCCAGCAGAAAAAAGTTTACCATTTTCATCTACAACATGATATTCAAGTCGATCATTTTTAATTTTTTCTTGTAATTTATAATTATTTGGTAATTCAGATAAATTTTGGCGATAACCTGAATCCCTACCACGCTGATGCCAGTCAGACTGAATTTCTTCTACGTGAAGTATCTTCTTACCATCAGGTGTTTTGCGATCAACAGTTCTAGCACTAGCTAACACATTAGGTTCAGCACCAAAATGTGTGGGATTGGCTACAAAAGGTTTTTGTCCTTCTGGTTGATACTTATATAGGTGTTCCTGATAGTTATCACCGCCAGGTAATTTGTAATGTTTGTGAAAAGTTCTAGTGTCTAACTCAGGGTGATCCAAGATATATTCCTGAGCATGCCCTAGTGTAGGAAATGGCTCATCAGTTACAGGCTCACCATGTCTGTCCACTACCCAATGTCTATCTCTTCGAAAATCATCAGGATCATAAAGAACAGTATCTAAAGCTCCAAACTCATCTTTGATAATCTTTGTATTTATTTTAGGTATTGGCTTAGAGTTCAAGTGAGCATGAAACTCTTCCTTGGTCATCTTAGGCAATCCATGTAAAGCCTCTAAGCCTCGATCTTCAACTTCAGCTTTTTTGAATCCTGGTTTTTTACTTAGCTCAGTCATAAACTCAGCACCAGTACCTTTAGTCCTAGGTATGCTCTCAGCGGATTTGTTTAAGGGAGAATAAAGATTAACTCCAGCCATAGATCCTCCATCAGCCTTGTGTTGTATAAAATGCTCTGGGGCTACTGTATATATCTGATCAGGCGTGTAGCCATGCATGTCTGCTACTCGGTGTATCTCTCTAGGCATCTCATCTTGCTCGTGGGCTATGAATACCCTATGACCATTGCTCATCTTACGCATGGCATCTAAATCGCTATCAACTGGTCGTCCATGCTTACGCAACATTGATACGATCCCACCTTTGGCTTTATTTTGGATACTACGCTTGGCTTTCCATGCCTCAAAAGACTCTAAATCTTTCAGTGGAATCTTGCTTGTCTCTTTGTCATATTGGTTTTCTAACTCACCATAACCCTTGATCTTTTGGCGCAGCTGACGCAATTGCTCTAACTGCTCTTGAGATAGTGACATACTTCCACCCTGAGCATATAAACCCTCACCACTAAAGTCAGGCGCATACCTTTCATTTGTTTGAGCAGGATCATAGGTTATGCTGACTGGCTTACCATCCTTACCTATATAAGCATTACCAAGTGCACTTGCAGCACCATACATATTACCGTCCAAAGCCTCTCCAAGAGCTTTAGTTCCAGCGTCCAATGCCCTAACTACAGGATGCTCACCAGCATATCTTTCAACATCCTTTTTTCTGGTTTCATTGTCAAAGTCATAATTGTCTGTTACATGGACTTTCCCATCAGGCATCTTTTCATAAGAAAATCTTCCTAAAGTCATTGACATTGGATGATTGGTAGTTACGCCCTCAAGACCTAGATTAGAACCTTCACCAGGCAACTTTTTGTAGTTCTCATACCCAACACTACCTGGATGCTTATGATACTTTTGATTCTCGGAGTTATGGATTGCTCTGTTTATTTCATTGATTTCATCAGAGGTTAAATCTTTTTCTGTAAAGGGTTTTGATCTATCTCCAAATAAGGTCTGACCAAACCATCTTACATGCGCTGGTATGTTGTTCTTAACTGATTCATACATTGAACCACCATCGCTCATGCCTTTACTTTTGGCAATGGCTTCTTGCATTTCTCTAATGGTGGGTTTATTCATCGCATCATTATGATATAAATGTATCTAACTAGTCTACTGTGCTACCTTCTGATAATACTTCTTACGCATCCTTATCCAATCCTTCAGCATCTTCATTACCTGTTGTTCCCATATCTCGCTGTACTGCTCACAGCTTATCTCAAAGGTTTCAAGATGAGTCTCCACCTTAACTCCCTCCCTCACTACTGTCCTATTTATGTGTACATCTCTCAATATTGTTGGCATATTTAATCCTAGTACTTTAGTGTTACGCATCCGATGCGTAAATAGTTAGTATTACATTGCATATGGATTACCCCGTTTTTTAAGATTAAATATTTCAGCATCACTAATATCCTCTGCTTCTATCTCTTCTCTAGGTGGTGCATCGATGCTTATCCATCCCGCATCCCTCATGTATCTCAGCCCCTGACTAATACAATCCACGAACTCATCATGGATCGTGCCTTCAGGGAACGAACAGATTTGTGACACCATGCCCTCTGCCCAGTCTCTTACGAATCCTTTTCTAACTCCAGACTCAGGAATCCATACTCGACCAGCTTTGATGATGTTCGCAACAATAGACAGTCTCTGAACCTTATCTGCCTTGCCTGGGTTGTATGCAATGACAGGTAGGTGAGCTCTTTGTAAGTCTTGTATTAATGATATACCTGCAGACTTATCCTCCACCAGAATTAAGTCTACGAGCTTTCTATCCCTGCCCTCTCCATATACTGTCTCAAACTCAGCTATCACTTTGGGGCGCAGATCAGGGTACTGTAGATGCTCCTGCCAACAATCCAGCACCATTACGCACATGCCCCCATCCATAGGCTTGAATGCTCCAAGCGTAATACACCCACTAGGATCGTTGTACTCTTTGTCCGAGGTCGCACAATCATACGACTGGATGATGTACTCCAACTTGGGGAAAGGTTTACGATCGGGCCAAAGTCTAAACCAGTCTCTACTGATGATAGATCCCTCTTCAGGGTCTATGATCTCAGCATGAATCTCTTGGCGACCAAGCTTAGTCCCCTCATACATCAAGATCTGTCGTTGGAATGCTGGAGCTAGGTTGGCTACGTTTACATATGTACTAGCCTTAGTAATCACTACATCATCACCCTCTCTACCTATCAATTCCATGATCAAAGGCTTGGGCTTTGGTGTGGTCGATACAATAATCTTTGTACCTCTCTTACCCATCAATCGGACTGAAAACTGAATCATATCCCACGACTCTTGAATGTAGTCCCATGCTGCTAACTCATCCAGCCAAGCACCCTGATACTGATTTCCCCTAAATCTATCAGGCTCTGAGGCACTCACCCCAGTTATCAATGATCCATTCCACAGCTTAATCTGGTGGAGGCTTTTGTTGTAGTCTGTTATTAATGATGGAGGAATCACAGATAGTAATCCTGACTCTCCCTCAAAGCAGGTATTTCTTAAGTCATTTGATGTGGGAGCTGCGACCAACCACCGAGTATTACTCTCACTCGCTGCCCAGTATCCTAATGTCTCAGCACTCGTTCGAGTCTTACCTGACCCCCTACCACCTAGTAGCAACCATATCGTGTAATCAATGTTGGGTTCTATTTGGAACTTATGAGCCTTTTGTAGCCACTTAGCTCTCCACTCAAAAGTGACTTGCTCCCTCGGATCTAGATTCTTAAACCTGTTCCTTATCTCTGGATCCTGTAGTATCTCAACTACAGAACTCATTCAGTCGCCTGTCTACTATTAGCATAATGTTTGAGGAGCTCATCAAATATATCGAACTCTCCCTCTACCCTGATTGGAGCATCTGGGTCTCCAGCTACTTCCATCCTAGCCAACTTAGGCACATGATACTCCACTACACTTTGAAACATATCAAATGCTTTTGCTGGGTTCGGTGGTACAAGATACTTCTCATCTCCAGTTTCAGGGTCAATTGCTTTTACACCATCTGCTACTCTATCAAGCCACTCAGAGAGCCTATGAGCGTTTCCATCGACAAAGGTAGCAATAGCCTGTCTTGCCTCATTCGTGGTCTTGTTGGGCGTTCCTGCTACCCTACCACCTGTTTTCTTACCATTAGCCATTATTCACTCCTCTAAAATAATCTACTTTAGAAATTATCTGTAATATTTTAGTATAAACTAAAGTTGTAATTATTATATCATTGCATGTTTATATGAGTTCAAGGGACATTTGAGCTAATCGTTTGTCTTGTAGTTTTTTATTTGGTTTTATAGGGCAAAGATGGTCCAAGAGTCTCCAACCAACACAATTGACACCATGTGCCCTCATGCCCCTCTATTGAGCTGATAATCACATCAGCATGTTCCCCATGCTTGGGGCATACAACCCATCTAAACAAGCTCTGATCTTCTTTGATCTCTACATCTGTAATGTCATCTTGATTCATTCTAGTTCACTCCTAGTAATCTTTTTTTCTGCAAAGGTTCTGTAAGTCTTCAAAGCCTTGTTCTCTTCCTTGAGACGGTCAATCTCTGACTGCATATGTTTCAGGCGAGAGTTGGCTGTTTCTATCCAGTTTTTGACTTCAACAGGCATATCAAATACCTGTTCTTTTGTTTTTTTAGTTACCATATTGTTTATTCTCAATTAAAAATTAGATACTTATAAAATTCTAACATTGAATTAGTGTGGTCTCCAATACATGGCATCCCAAAACATAACGAATATAGCCGCAACATAAACTGCTGCGTATACTAAATTTATGAGTTTTGATTTCACAATGTCTAAGTATTTTTGTTTATTCAAGACTTCCTCCTTCAATGCGTCGTAAATGCAAAATGATCTCAACCACATTTTTAAAGTTATGACCAGTCATCTCATTGATGGATTCAACTGCTGAACTAATACCCATATCAAAGCCATCTTTCCACTGCTCGAGTGGATCCAGTTGGCGATCAATATTTGCTATCTCTGCTTTGATTTCATTTTGTGTCATTTGTGTTCTCCTCAACGATTGTGTAAATGGTATCTTGATACTCAGGATATTGCTTGTCATACTCTTCAAATTTAAGGACTGCACTTGTTGCACCCAGTTCGGTTTTAAAGTAATCAATTAGACCAAAGTCTTTGTCATTTTGTTTTGCGTAAATCTTAAACATTTTTATTCCTTAATAAGCCCCGAAGGGGCTGGTTGATTACTTCTTTGGTGATACACGAATGTCAGCACGACCTTCTTTGCGGAAAGTATTGAGTACCTCTTCTGTGATACCGTATGCAACACAAAGAGCGTTGTAATCGACTGTGCCCTTGACTTCTACGAGTGAAACGCTTACAGAATGCAACTCGCCTTTATGTGTGCCTACATCGTACTTGTTGGCAATAGCATCCTTCATGGCTTTTACTTGGTCAGCCAATGCTTTGGCTTGTTGGTCGAGCACATAAAGTGCATCGATGTCTGATGTTAAAGACTCTACAGTTGCGAGAGCTTGGATGGATGCTTGTGTTGCTGTGATCATGATTAAATTCCTTTTTAAGTTAATTGCGTTGTTGCAATAACTAGACTGTAACAGAAAATTAGAGTCTGTAAAGGTTTATATCAACTATTTTGTAGGTATAAACCCTAATTTTTGCTTAATTTGTTGTTTTTGGGTGGATTAAATTGCGTAAAGTTACTTCCAAAGCATCCAACTCATCCATTTTGGCTATCTTCCAAGCGTATTTTTCCCCATGCCACCCCATCCTAGCTCCTTGGTGGCAACTCTTACATAGTGCGACTACACAATACTGTAGGGATTGTTTAATGTGATGGGCATCTGATGGCCCAGGATGGTCGCACACAGAACAGGGAAGTTCTTTCACCCGTCCTATGTGTGATCTTTGCTTAGAGGTAAGGTTGTTGTTCATTTTTATTTAAAATTAGTGACCAAATAAATCCACCTACAAATTTAGCTAAAAATTGCATTAAAACAATTTCAGGCATTAGTGAACCAAATGCAATTGTGGGAAATACTAAAGAATCAATTGCTGATCCAAAGAAATTAGATCCATTAGAACGAATAAACCATGCCTTAGAGCGCAAATAATGATAAGAAATAGCATCACCTAGCATAGACAAAGCAAATGCTGAAAAACTGGCAATTGCAATTATTCCTGTTGCAGGGTTTAGTAAATAAGATATCAAACTAGATATCACTATTAAACCTCCCATTTTGATCACAAGTTTATCTTCATGCCAAAAATCATGTAACCTATCTCTAAGTGATAAATCTAATCCAATTAAAATAAATGCATTTATTACACTAAACCAAACTCCAAAGTATGCAACCAATAAATTTGCTGCAACCAAACTCAAAACATAAATCAATGCGTAAATCATATTAATATTCCTTGTTCTACTTGATGAAATCCCCAAACTGGGGGTGAATTATGAGACTCTATCCTAGTTCTCATTACTTGTGCTCTGGCTTCTTTTGTTGGAGGCAAAAAATTACCTCTTGACCATTGCTTATCTATTCCTACATTTCTACCTATATTAGTGCTATCAGCAGAACTAAAAGGTAGTTTAGTAAATATATTAGGATCCAACATTCTTAATCCATGCAATTTACAAATTGGCCTTCCTTCTTCATCGCAGATAACTCTCATTGCACTACCGATTTTTGACCACCAAGCAAATGTTCCTATATTTGCATATTCCCCAGAAGATCCAATGCAAACCCTTACATAATCATTTGCTAATCTTTCCAATCTGTCTAAACTCTCATGCATATGCCAAACAGGAGCGCCAAACCAATTTGGAAGAGGTGAATCTTTAAGCAAATCATCATTATCTTTTTCATCGCCATTTATGATGTCTGGCAATACTGCAAAATCACATGATGGTATTTTTTTGTTACTTAAAGCCCAATCGAAAAAAGGATTCCAATTTTTAATTGGATTACCTTGTTTCCATGCAGAAAAAGCACCATTGTCAATTGCATAACTTTGACAAACTTCAATAGCAGTTCCTAATTGATCAGAATGAGCAAAACTTACAAAAGCATGACCTGCACTTATTGCAGTTACTGCTACTGTATTTGGAGTAATTGGTAAGCCATGATAATGAATCATTGCACAGCCCTATCCATAGCTCGATCATTTGCACTCTGAGTCCTGTAGACCTCAATTCTAGCCTGTGCTGATATCAACCCCCATCTGAACCTCTCTTCGTTCTCTACCGCTTGTTTTAAAGCCTCTAAGAGCTGTAAATAAGATGGGTCAGCATATGCCTCTACTTCAGCCGATGCAGAGGTCTTAGATCTTCCCTCTAATAGTGCCTGTTTCATAAGCATAGCTTTCTGACTCTTCCTGTACTCTTCCATATAAACACGGTGAGCTTTTGCCTCCGCAAATTTAGCACCATGCGTGTATAAATAATCAACTGCTGCATTAATTTCTTTTGCATTCATAATTAATCTTCAATAACCCCACAAATTCTTAATACCATGATAAATACACAAATAATCCAAGCTGATGCAACAAACAACACCCCGATTAATATTAAAAAATCTAATACTTCATTCATGTGTTTCGCTCCTTAGTTAAACATTTTACTTTTCCCCACATGATTGTAGGTAGCCATTTAATGTGGCGTTCTGTAGGAAAAAATATTTTTAAAACGTAACGATATTCAAATAATTTGATGCTAAGTCTCATGTGTTCTTCTCCAAATGTTTCTTAATCCAATCATCCAACTTCTCATGCAACCATTCAATATTACGCTCGCCAACTGATTTGCCGTTATCAGTTATTCTAGGGTCAGTCAAAATATCTTTAATAACATCCCCTGAATTGAACGTGATAGTGGTTCCATCATGTGTCGTGTTTACACTTAAGCCGACTCCTTTATGAGAAACGCCAAACCCCGCTGTTAAAACTTCATTCATTTTCACTCTCCATAACATCAATAATTAACTGTTGCCTC